AAAAGGAAGTGGTATAGTGGCAAGACCAAAATTTAAAATAGATTATGAGATGGTAGAAAAATTAGCAGGAATACAATGCACACAACAAGAAATTGCTTCTTTTTTAGGTTGTAGTGTAGATACATTACAAAGAGATGAAACATTTTGCGGTATATATAAAAAAGGAATGGATAGTGGAAAAATGAGTTTAAGAAGAACACAATTTAAATTGGCAGAAAAAAATCCTACTATGGCATTATGGCTAGGAAAACAATATTTAGGTCAAAAAGACAATATAGAAGTAGAAAGCACACAGCTTGTTAAAGTACAAGAATTATTAAATAAAATAGAGGAAGAAGCAAATAAATGATAATAAGTGATAAGCAAAAAGAATATATTAAAAATGCTAATCATAGATATAATTTAAAGGTAGGTGCAAGAAGATGTGGGAAAACCTACCTTGATATTTTGTATATGATACCTAAAAGAATAATAGAAAGAAAAGGTAAGGATGGATTAAATGTTATATTTGGAGTAAGCAAAGGAACAATAGAAAGAAATGTATTACAGCCATTAAGGGAAATATATGGAAAAGAATTAATAAGTTCAGCTAATAGTCAAAACATAGCATATCTATTTGGAGAAGAAGTATATTGTTTAGGATGTGAAAAGGTAAATCAAGTAAGTAAAATACAAGGTACTTCTATTAAATATGCATATGGTGATGAGGTTGCAAAATGGCATCAAGAAGTATTTATTATGATACAAGCATCTTTAGACAAGCCGTATAGTTGTTTTGATGGTTCTTTAAATCCAGAGAATAAACAGCATTGGTTAAAGACAGATTTTTTAGATGTAATAGAAGAAAAGGGAATAGATGCTTATGTGCAGAACTATACTATATTTGACAATCCGTTTTTAAGTGAAGAATTTGTAGATAATTTATGTAAGGAATATGAAGGAACAGTATTTTATAATAGATTAATATTAGGACAATGGTGTAATGCTGAAGGATTAATATATAGAAGATTTGCTGATAATCCTAGTAAATATAAATGGACTAAAAAGAAGATAGATAAAGAAACAGGTAAGGAAACAGATGAATATGATTTGCCAGATGGATATACAATTATAGGAGTAGATTACGGAGGAACAAGGTCTGGACAAGCATTTGTATGTACTAGAATAAGCTATGACTTTAAAAATATAATAGCATTAGGAAGTGAAAGACATATAGGAGATATAGACCCAGATGATTTATTTGAATTACAGATAGAATTTGCAAAGAAGATGGAGTTTAAGTATAAATGTAAAGTAGATTATATATTTCCAGATAATGAAGAAGTAGTATTAATAAGAGGATTAAGAAAAGGTGCACCAGCAAGAGGAATTATGGCATTAGTAAGAGGATGTATAAAAGAACCAATTAATGATAGGATAGATTTAGAAAGAACAATAATAGCTTATGATATGTTTTGGTATATAGAAGAAGAGTGTAGAACATTGGTAGATGCTATTAGTAGTGCATTATGGGATGAAGATGCAAAAGAAGATACAAGGCTTGACGACTTTACAAGTGATATTGATACTATGGATGCTTTTGAGTATACTTTTACAAAGTTTATGAGGCAGATAAATGATGTAACAGATAGAAAGAGAGTAGCATAGATTAATATAAATAAACTAAAAGGAGGGTAAAAATATGCTAAAGAATATATTTCTTTGGATTTTACAAAATGTGTTTAAGATTAATACACAAACAACACAAAAAGAAATGGAGGATAATGAAAAGTATGCAATAGAATATGAAAAAATTAACAGTATTAATTTTAATGCGATATTTTCAAACAAATTAGCCAATTATGTTATAAATGATAGTAATATTAATATAACAGGAGAAAATGCTAGAGTAGATTTATTAGACAGAATGATACAAAGTTTATGGAAGAAAGCAAAGAAGATAACATCAATGGGTTTTGGATATGGTGGAGTTATAATAGTACCTTATGTTAAAGGTGGTAAAATATATTATAATTTAGTATCACAAAATAGGCTAACAATAGATTTAATGGAAGGAGAAAATATAATAGGAGCTACTATATTAGCTGATAAAAAAGTTATTCAAAAGCAAATAGGTAATCCTAAAATATATTTAAGGTGGACAAATTATAAAGTTGAAAATGGAAATATAACAATAACACAAAAATTTAGTGATGATAAAGGTAATAAAATACCAGTACCAGATTTTTGGAAAAACATTACTGAAAGCATGACAATAACAGGTGTGGATAGAGTTTTATTTGGGTATTTAAAAAGCCCAATAAATAATAGAAAAACAAATGATAAATATGGTGTACCTATTACTTATGGTTGTGAAGATACAATAAGAGAAATAAAAGAAACAATGAAGCAATTATTTAGAGAATATAAATTAAAAGAGGCTTTTGTAGGTGCAGATAGCACAATGTTTGATGGCAAGGATGCATTGCCTAAAAATGGTTTGTTTAAAAAAATAGATAGTGGTGATGATACATTTTTTGAAGTATTTGACCCACAATTTAGGTCTTTTACAGATAGAATAGAGGAATTATATAGAAGATTAGAACATGAGATTGGTACAAGTGCAGGTATATTAAGCCAAGTACAAACACAAAACGCAACAGCAACAGAAATAAGAAGAGCTATGTATGACACTTTTACAATAGTAGATGATATGAGAAGCAATATGGAAAAAGCTATGGAAGATTTTTTGTATAGTGCAAATGTATTAGCAAATGCTTATAATTTAAGCCCACAAGGTGAATATGAATTAGGTTTTGATTGGGATTATTCATTATTAGAAGATAGCCAAGAAGCTTTTACACAATTAATGAGTGCTAATAGTAAAGGAATAATAAGTGATGCAGAAGTAAGGCAATTTATAAAACCAGATGAAACAATAGAAGATAGTGAAAAAGCAATAGAAGAAATAAGAGCTAGTCAACCAACAGTTGACCAATTATTAGGAAATAATGAAGAATAGGTGATACTCTATGATAAAACATAGACAAATAGAAAATGTAAGTGATTATATTTCAAGTAAAATAGAAAATATAAATACAGCTATATTTGAAAAAATAGGTAACACCATTAGAACTATATCTAATATTAAGCCATCAGAAGCTTATAAATTATCACAAATATTAAAATATGGTGGTACTTATGAAGAAATTGCACAAGAGTTAGCTAGAATAAGTGGAAAGAATATTCAAGAAATTTATAAAATATTTGAAATGGTTGCAAAAGATAATAAACAATTTGCTAAAGAGTTTTACAGATATAGAGGAATGACTTTTATACCTTATTCACAAGATATAGCATTACAAAATCAAGTAAGAAGCATAGCAACATTAACAGTTAATACATATAAAAATATAGCAAATACAAGTGGAATAGGATTTTTATTTAGTAATTTAGATGGGCAAACGTATTTTAAAAATATTCAACAAGGATATTATGAAATAGTTGATAGAGGTATATTAGCTATAAGCCAAGGTAAAACAACATTTCAAGAAGAAATGAGAAGAATAATAAATGACTTAGGTAAAAATGGAGTAGTTTTATATGAAAATGGACATACAAGAAGATTAGATAGTGCATTAAGGATGAATATATTAGATGGTGTAAGGCAATTAAACCAAGTAACTAATAGAAGATTTGGACAAGAATATGGAGCAGATGGAATAGAAATATCAGTACATAGTAATCCAGCACCAGACCATGAGGACATACAGGGTAGACAATTTAGTAATGAAGAATATAATAAATTACAAAGTGGCGATATAGCAAAAGATGTAAAAGGAAGGATGTATAATGGGGCAGATAAAAGACACATTGGTGAATTGAATTGCTATCATGATATATTTAATATAATTATTGGAGTAAGTAAGCCATTATATACAGATAAACAATTAAAAGAAATAAATGCAGAAAATAAAAAAGGTTTTGAGTTTGATGGAAAACATTATACAAATTATGAGGGCACTCAACTACAAAGAAGATTAGAATTAATGATAAGGAAGCAAAAAGACAAACAAGTATTAGCTAGGGAAAGTGGATTTACTGATATAGCAGAACAAAGTCAAATAAGAATTAATCATTTAACTAGAAAATATAATGAATTATGCAAAATAAGTGGATTACCACCTAAAAAGCAAAGGATGTCCGTAAGTGGTTATAAAAGATTAAAAATAGTTTAAAAACAACGCATCAAAATGGATTTTAAGGTCTTTTTAAAATTAATTAATATACTTTATACCTTAAAAAAGGAGGTTTTTATGATACCTAAAATAATACATTATTGTTGGTTTGGAGAAAAAGAAAAACCAGATGCAGTAAAAAATTGTATGGAAAGCTGGAAAAAAATTATGCCAGACTATGAGATTAAGGAATGGAATGAAAATAACTTTGATATAAACTATAATGAATATACAAAGAAAAGTTATGAAGCCAAGAAATGGGCATACACAAGTGATGTAGTAAGATTATATGCTTTATACACAGAAGGTGGAATATACATGGATACAGATGTAATGGTATTCAAGCCTTTAGATAAATTTTTAAATTATGCATTTTTTACTGGTTTTGAAAATGTACATTTTCCTGTAACTGCAACTATGGGGTGTGAAAAAGGAAATAAACTCATTAAAGAAATGTTAGATATATATGAAATAAAGAAATTTGAAACACATGAAAATTGGCATGATTACGAAACCAATACAATGATTATGAGTGATATTATAGGAAAGTATTTTGATAGAGATAAAGTAGAATATCAAGAAAAAGATAATATGGCGATATATCCTAGAGAAACTTTTTGCTCACATGAAAATTTAAACGAAGAGGTATATACACAACATTTAATGTTAGGTAGTTGGGGGTAAATATGAAAAAAATAATAATATATCAAAGTTCATTATGTCAAATTGGTGGAGTAGAAACAATGTTATATAATTTCTGCTGGTGGTTAAGAAACTATTTTGATATAACTGTTTTGTATTGTAATGGTGATGAAGAAAGACTAAGAAAAATGTCAAGACTTGTTAAAATGGAAAAGTACGAAGAAGGAGAGATATATAAGTGTGATATATTTATTAGAAATTCCGTTTGGGGTATAATACCTAAGAATATTGAAGCTGATAGAATGATAGAAATGCGACATGCAAATTATAAGTATTTATTAGATAAGAATTTATTATATCAGCAATATACAGACATGGGTATTAAAGAAATAGTAGGATGTGGTGAATTTGTAAGTCAAATGAGCCATGAAGTATTAGGTGATAATCCTACAACTATAAAAAATATATTATTGCCAAGACAAAAAACAAATAAGATATTAAGATTAATAAGTTGCACAAGAATAGATAATGCAAAAGGTTGGAACAGAATGATTAAATTAATGGATATGATGAGAGGAGCAGACATAAAATTTCAATGGGATATATTTACTAATAGTCCTCAAAGATGTAATTATGAAGAAGTACATTTTTATAGACAGAGATATGATATATGGGATTATTTAGCAAATGCAGATTATACTGTTTTATTAAGTGATAGTGAAGGGTTACCATATACAGTACAAGAAAGTTTATTATATCAGGTACCTTGCATTGTTACTGATGTAGGGGGGTGTGTAGAGCTTATAAAAGATGGTGTAAATGGTTATGTAGTACCATTGGATATGAATTTTGACATAAATAAAATAAAGACTATACCAAAATGTAAAGAGTATAATAATCATTCGTTAGAAAAATGGTTAGACTTTTTAGAATATGAAGGACCTATAATAGATGAAGAAGAAATAATTAAAAGATATGAGGAGGAAAAAAATATGAAAGCAAAAGTACAAGCATTAAAAAAATTTGAAAATATAATTGATGCTGAAAGAGGTATAAAACCAAAAGAAGGAGAAGAATGGATTACAGATTTAGAAAGAGCTGAATTTTTGGAAAGTAAAAAGGTAGTAAAAATAATAGAGAGAATTAAAGAAGAAAAACCAAAGACAGAAAAGCCTAAAATAGAAAAACCAAAAGAAATAAAACCTAAAAAAACTGATACAACTAAAAAGAATATTGCAAAGAAAAATTAGTTGTGATATAATAATAAGTGAGGTAATTAATGAAAGAATACCGTTGTAAAAAATGTAACAAATTATTATTTAAGGGCAAATTTACAGGTATAATAGAAATATTATGTACCAGATGTAAAGAAATAAATAAAATAGAGTGTCAAGAACACCAATCTTAAAAAGGTTGGTGTTTTATTTATGGCTTTTACAGTTTTTGCGTAAAACTGATTATATAAAGAATATTAAATCTATGGTGGAGTGTACCACTTGAAAAAATCTGGGAGGAGATATTATGAACGATTTTTTAGAAAACTTGGAAATTGGAGAAGACAAAATAAAATTATCAAAAGAGGAAATTAAAGCTATTATGAAGGAGCATGGAAAATCAATAACAACTGAAACAAAAAAGGTAGAAGATAAATACCAAAAAGATATTGATAATTATAAAAATACCATTGATGAACTTAAAGAGCAAATAAGCAAGGCTCCAAAATCTGATGAAATAGAAAATCTAAACAAAAAAATAGCAGACTATGAGCAAAAAGAAGCCGATAGAATTGCTAAAGAAAAAGCAGATAAAGAAGAAAATATTTTGACCAATAATATTTTAAGTATTTTTGGTGATAAGAAATTTACTTCTGAATATGCTAAAAATGGATTGATGAATGATATTAAACTTGAATTAAAAAAAGAAGAAAACAAAGGTTTAGGAATACAAGATATATTTGATAATCTTACTAAAGATAGAACAGATATATTTGAAAATC